GCGCCAGTCATCCGATAGACTGAGTCGCCCGGGTACCCGTGTTCCCAATAAAGCCTTTTGCTGTTTGCATCCGAAGCGTGGCCTCGCTGTTCCTTGGGAGGGTCTCCTCAGAGTGATTGACTACCCAGCTCGGGGGTCTTTCATTTGGGGGCTCGTCCGGGATTCGGAGACCCCCGCCCAGGGACCACCGACCCACCGTCGGGAGGTAAGCCGGCCGGCGATCGTTTTGTCTTTGTCTCTGTCTTTGTGCGTGTGTGTGTGTGCCGGCATCTAATCCTCGCGCCTGCGTCTGAATCTGTACTAGTTAGCTAACTAGATCTGTATCTGGCGGTTCCGTGGAAGAACTGACGAGTTCGTATTCCCGACCGCAGCCCTGGGAGACGTCTCAGAGGCATCAGGGGCCCGCTGGGTGGCCCAATCAGTAAGTCCGAGTCCTGACCGATTCGGACTATTTGGAGCCCCTCCTTTGTCGGAGGGGTACGTGGTTCTTTTAGGAGACAAGAGGTCCAAGCCCTCGCCGCCTCCATCTGAATTTTTGCTTTCGGTTTTTCGCCGAAACCGCGCCGCGCGTCTTGTCTGTCTCAGTGTTGTTCTGTCATTTGTCTGTTCATTGTTGTTTTGGACCGTTTCTAAAAATATGGGACAGACCGTAACCACTCCCTTGAGTCTGACCCTTGAACACTGGGGAGACGTCCAGCGCATTGCGTCCAACCAGTCCGTGGACGTCAAGAAGAGACGCTGGGTCACCTTCTGCTCTGCCGAGTGGCCAACTTTCGATGTGGGGTGGCCGCAAGATGGTACTTTTAATTTGGACATTATTTTACAGGTTAAATCTAAGGTGTTCTCTCCCGGTCCCCACGGACACCCGGATCAGGTCCCATACATTGTCACCTGGGAGGCTATTGCCTATGAACCCCCTCCGTGGGTCAAGCCTTTTGTCTCTCCCAAACTCCCCCTCTCTCCAACCGCTCCCATCCTCCCATCCGGTCCTTTGACCCAACCTCCGCCCCGATCTGCCCTTTACCCTGCTCTTACCCCCTCTATGAAACCCAGACCTTCTAAACCTCAGGTTCTCTCCGATAACGACGGACCTCTCATTGACCTTCTCACAGAAGACCCTCCGCCGTACGGAGAACAGGGACCGTCCTCCTCTGACGGGGATGGCGACAGAGAAGAGGCCACCTCCACTTCTGAGATTCCTGCCCCCTCTCCCATGGTGTCTCGCCTGCGGGGCAAAAGAGACCCCCCCGCGGCAGATTCCACCACCTCTCGGGCTCTCCCACTCCGTTTGGGGGGTAATGATCAGTGGCAGTACTGGCCGTTTTCCTCCTCTGATCTATATAACTGGAAAAATAATAACCCTTCCTTCTCTGAAGATCCAGGTAAATTGACTGCCTTAATCGAGTCTGTCCTCACCACCCACCAGCCTACCTGGGACGACTGTCAGCAGTTGTTGGGGACTCTGCTGACAGGAGAAGAAAAACAGCGGGTGCTCCTAGAGGCCAGAAAGGCAGTCCAGGGCGACGATGGACGCCCCACCCAGTTGCCTAATGAAGTCAATTCCGCCTTCCCCCTCGAACGTCCACTTCTGAAGGTAGGAACCACCTAGTTCTCTATCGCCAGTTGCTCTTAGCGGGTCTCCAAAACGCGGGCCGAAGCCCTACCAATTTGGCCAAGGTAAAAGGAATAACTCAGGGACCTAACGAGTCTCCCTCAGCCTTCTTAGAGAGACTCAAGGAGGCCTATCGCAGGTACACTCCTTATGACCCTGAGGACCCAGGGCAAAAAACCAATGTGTCCATGTCATTCATCTGGCAGTCCGCTCCGGACATCGGTCGAAAGTTAGAGCGGTTAGAAGATTTAAAAAGCAAGACCTTAGGAGATTTAGTGAGGGAAGCTGAAAAGATCTTTAATAAACGAGAAACCCCAGAAGAAAGAGAAGAATGTATCAGGAGAGAAACAGAGGAAAAAGAAGAGTGCCGTAGGACAGAGGATGAACAGAGAGAGAGGGACAGGGACCGCAGAAGACAAAGAGAAATGAGCAAGCTCTTGGCCACTGTAGTTACTGGTCAGAGACAGGATAGACAGGGGGGAGAGCGGAGGAGGCCCCAACTTGATAAGGACCAATGCGCTTACTGCAAAGAAAAGGGACACTGGGCTAAGGATTGCCCAAAGAAGCCACGAGGGCCCCGAGGACCGAGGCCCCAGACCTCCCTCCTGACCTTAGATGACTAGGGAGGTCAGGGTCAGGAGCCCCCCCCCTGAACCCAGGATAACCCTCACAGTCGGGGGGCAACCAGTCACCTTCCTGGTAGATACTGGGGCCCAACACTCCGTGCTGACCCAAAATCCTGGACCCCTAAGTGACAGGTCTGCCTGGGTCCAAGGGGCTACTGGAGGAAAGCGGTATCGCTGGACCACAGATCGCAAGGTACACCTGGCTACCGGTAAGGTCACTCACTCTTTCCTCCACGTGCCAGACTGCCCCTATCCTTTGCTAGGAAGAGACTTGCTGACTAAACTAAAAGCCCAAATCCACTTCGAGGGATCAGGAGCTCAGATTGTGGGACCGATGGGACAGCCCCTACAAGTACTGACCCTAAATATAGAGGATGAGTATCGGCTACATGAGACCTTAACAGAGCCGGATGTTTCTCTAGGGTCCACCTGGCTTTCTGACTTTCCCCAGGCCTGGGCAGAAACCGGGGGCATGGGACTGGCAGTTCGCCAAGCGCCTCTGATCATACCTCTGAAGGCAACCTCCACCCCTGTGTCCATAAAACAATACCCCATGTCACAAGAAGCCAGGCTGGGGATTAAGCCCCACATACAGAGACTGTTGGACCAGGGAATATTGGTACCCTGCCAGTATCCCTGGAATACACCCCTGCTGCCCGTTAAGAAACCAGGGACTAATGATTACAGGCCTGTCCAGGATCTGAGAGAAGTCAACAAGCGGGTGGAGGATATCCACCCCACCGGGCCCAATCCTTATAACCTCTTAAGTGGACTCCCTCCGTCCCACCAGTGGTACACTGTGCTTGATTTAAAGGATGCCTTTTTCTGCCTGAGACTCCACCCCACCAGTCAGCCTCTCTTCGCCTTTGAGTGGAGAGATCCAGAAATGGGAATCTCTGGACAATTGACCTGGACCAGACTCCCACAGGGTTTCAAAAACAGTCCCACCCTGTTTGATGAGGCACTGCACAGAGACCTGGCAGACTTCCGGATCCAGCACCCAGACTTGATCCTGCTACAGTACGTAGATGACTTACTGCTGGCCGCTACTTCCGAACTAGACTGCCAACAAGGTACTCGGGCCCTACTACAAACCCTAGGGGACCTCGGATACCGGGCCTCGGCCAAGAAAGCCCAAATCTGCCAGAAACAGGTCAAATACCTGGGGTACCTTCTGAGGGAGGGTCAGAGATGGCTGACTGAGGCTAGAAAAGAGACTGTGATGGGGCAACCCGTTCCAAAGACTCCTCGACAACTAAGGGAGTTCCTAGGGACGGCAGGCTTCTGCCGCCTCTGGATCCCTGGGTTTGCGGAAATGGCGGCCCCCTTATACCCGCTCACCAAGACTGGGACTCTGTTTAAGTGGGGCCCAGATCAGCAGAGGGCCTATCAAGAAATCAAACAGGCCCTCCTGACGGCCCCCGCCCTGGGATTGCCAGACTTGACCAAGCCCTTTGAACTTTTTGTCGATGAAAAGCAGGGCTACGCCAAAGGGGTCCTAACGCAGAAACTGGGACCTTGGCGCCGGCCTGTGGCCTACCTGTCCAAAAAGCTGGACCCAGTGGCAGCCGGGTGGCCCCCCTGCTTACGGATGGTAGCAGCCATTGCCGTTCTGACAAAGGATGCAGGCAAACTAACGATGGGACAGCCGTTAGTCATCTTGGCCCCCCATGCGGTAGAAGCACTGGTCAAACAACCCCCTGACCGTTGGCTATCCAATGCCCGCATGACCCACTATCAGGCAATGCTCCTGGATACAGACCGGGTTCAGTTCGGACCGGTGGTGGCCCTCAACCCGGCCACCCTGCTCCCCCTACCGGAAAAGGAAGCCCCCCATGACTGCCTCGAGATCTTGGCTGAGACGCACGGAACCAGACCGGACCTCACGGACCAGCCCATCCCAGACGCTGATTACACTTGGTACACAGATGGAAGCAGCTTCCTACAAGAAGGACAACGGAGAGCTGGAGCAGCGGTGACTACTGAGACCGAGGTAATCTGGGCGAGGGCTCTGCCGGCTGGAACATCCGCCCAACGAGCCGAACTGATAGCACTCACCCAAGCCTTAAAGATGGCAGAAGGTAAGAAGCTAAATGTTTACACTGATAGCCGCTATGCCTTCGCCACGGCCCATGTCCATGGAGAAATATATAGGAGGCGAGGGTTGCTGACCTCAGAAGGCAGAGAAATTAAAAACAAGAACGAGATCTTGGCCTTGCTAAAAGCTCTCTTTCTGCCCAAACGACTTAGTATAATTCACTGTCCAGGACATCAAAAAGGAAACAGTGCTGAGGCCAGAGGCAACCGTATGGCAGATCAAGCAGCCCGAGAGGCAGCCATGAAGGCAGTTCTAGAAACCTCTACACTCCTCATAGAGGACTCAACCCCGTATACGCCTCCCCATTTCCATTACACCGAAACAGATCTCAAAAGACTACGGGAACTGGGAGCCACCTACAATCAGACAAAAGGATATTGGGTCCTACAAGGCAAACCTGTGATGCCCGATCAGTCCGTGTTTGAACTGTTAGACTCCCTACACAGACTCACCCATCTGAGCCCTCAAAAGATGAAGGCACTCCTCGACAGAGAAGAAAGCCCCTACTACATGTTAAACCGGGACAGAACTATCCAGTATGTGACTGAGACCTGCACCGCCTGTGCCCAAGTAAATGCCAGCAAAGCCAAAATTGGGGCAGGGGTGCGAGTACGCGGACATCGGCCAGGCACCCATTGGGAAGTTGATTTCACGGAAGTAAAGCCAGGACTGTATGGGTACAAGTACCTCCTAGTGTTTGTAGACACCTTCTCTGGCTGGGTAGAGGCATTCCCGACCAAGCGGGAAACTGCCAAGGTCGTGTCCAAAAAGCTGTTAGAAGACATTTTTCCGAGATTTGGAATGCCGCAGGTATTGGGATCTGATAACGGGCCTGCCTTCGCCTCCCAGGTAAGTCAGTCAGTGGCCGATTTACTGGGGATCGATTGGAAGTTACATTGTGCTTATAGACCCCAGAGTTCAGGACAGGTAGAAAGAATGAATAGAACAATTAAGGAGACTTTGACCAAATTAACGCTTGCATCTGGCACTAGAGACTGGGTACTCCTACTCCCCTTAGCCCTCTACCGAGCCCGGAATACTCCGGGCCCCCACGGACTGACTCCGTATGAAATTCTGTATGGGGCACCCCCGCCCCTTGTCAATTTTCATGATCCTGAAATGTCAAAGTTAACTAATAGTCCCTCTCTCCAAGCTCACTTACAGGCCCTCCAAGCAGTACAACAAGAGGTCTGGAAGCCGCTGGCCGCTGCTTATCAGGACCAGCTAGATCAGCCAGTGATACCACACCCCTTCCGTGTCGGTGACGCCGTGTGGGTACGCCGGCACCAGACTAAGAACTTAGAACCTCGCTGGAAAGGACCCTACACCGTCCTGCTGACAACCCCCACCGCTCTCAAAGTAGACGGCATCTCTGCGTGGATACACGCCGCTCACGTAAAGGCGGCGACAACTCCTCCGGCCGGAACAGCATGGAAAGTCCAGCGTTCTCAAAACCCCTTAAAGATAAGATTAACCCGTGGGGCCCCCTGATAATTATGGGGATCTTGGTGAGGGCAGGAGCCTCAGTACAACGTGACAGCCCTCACCAGGTCTTTAATGTCACTTGGAAAATTACCAACCTAATGACAGGACAAACAGCTAATGCTACCTCCCTCCTGGGGACGATGACAGACACTTTCCCTAAACTATATTTTGACTTGTGTGATTTAGTTGGAGACAACTGGGATGACCCGGAACCCGATATTGGAGATGGTTGCCGCTCTCCCGGGGGAAGAAAAAGGACAAGACTATATGATTTCTATGTTTGCCCCGGTCATACTGTATTAACAGGGTGTGGAGGGCCGAGAGAGGGCTACTGTGGCAAATGGGGATGTGAGACCACTGGACAGGCATACTGGAAGCCATCATCATCATGGGACCTAATTTCCCTTAAGCGAGGAAACACTCCTAAGGGTCAGGGCCCCTGTTTTGATTCCTCAGTGGGCTCCGGTAGCATCCAGGGTGCCACACCGGGGGGTCGATGCAACCCCCTAGTCCTAGAATTCACTGACGCGGGTAAAAGGGCCAGCTGGGATGCCCCCAAAACATGGGGACTAAGACTGTATCGATCCACTGGGGCCGACCCGGTGACCCTGTTCTCTCTGACCCGCCAGGTCCTCAATGTAGGGCCCCGCGTCCCCATTGGGCCTAATCCCGTGATCACTGAACAGCTACCCCCCTCCCAACCCGTGCAGATCATGCTCCCCAGGCCTCCTCGTCCTCCTCCTTCAGGCGCGGCCTCTATGGTGCCTGGGGCTCCCCCGCCTTCTCAACAACCTGGGACGGGAGACAGGCTGCTAAACCTGGTAGAAGGAGCCTACCAAGCCCTCAACCTCACCAGTCCCGACAAAACCCAAGAGTGCTGGCTGTGTCTGGTATCGGGACCCCCCTACTACGAAGGGGTGGCCGTCCTAGGTACTTACTCCAACCATACCTCTGCCCCGGCTAACTGCTCCGTGACCTCCCAACACAAGCTGACCCTGTCCGAAGTGACCGGGCAGGGACTCTGCATAGGAGCAGTTCCCAAAACCCATCAGGCCCTGTGTAATACCACCCAGAAGACGAGCGACGGGTCCTACTATTTGGCCTCTCCCGCCGGGACCATTTGGGCTTGCAGCACCGGGCTCACTCCCTGTCTATCTACTACTGTGCTTAACTTAACCACTGATTACTGTGTCCTGGTTGAACTCTGGCCAAAGGTAACCTACCACTCCCCTAATTATGTTTATGGCCAGTTTGAAAAGAAAACTAAATATAAAAGAGAGCCGGTGTCTTTAACTCTGGCCCTGCTGTTAGGAGGCCTCACGATGGGCGGCATAGCAGCCGGAGTAGGAACGGGAACCACGGCCTTAGTTAAAACCCAACAATTTGAGCAGCTCCAGGCAGCCATACATACAGACCTTGGGGCCTTAGAAAAATCAGTCAGTGCCCTAGAAAAATCCCTGACCTCGTTATCCGAGGTAGTCCTGCAAAACCGAAGAGGGTTAGACTTACTATTTCTAAAAGAAGGGGGACTGTGTGCCGCCCTAAAAGAAGAATGCTGTTTCTATGCAGACCACACTGGCGTAGTAAGAGATAGCATGGCTAAGCTAAGAGAAAGGCTAAACCTGAGACAAAAATTGTTCGAATCAGGACAAGGGTGGTTTGAGGGACTGTTTAACAGGTCCCCATGGTTCACGACCCTGATATCCACCATTATGGGCCCTCTGATAGTACTTTTATTAATCCTACTCCTCGGACCCTGCATTCTCAACCGCTTGGTCCAGTTTGTAAAAGACAGAATTTCAGTGGTACAGGCCCTGGTTCTGACCCAACAGTATCACCAACTCAAGTCAATAGAGCCAGAAGAAGTAGAATCACGTGAATAAATGATTTTATTCAGTTTCCAGAAAGAGGGGGGAATGAAAGACCCCACCATAAGGCTTAGCACGCTAGCTACAGTAACGCCATTTTGCAAGGCATGGAAAAGTACCAGAGCTGAGTTCTCAAAAGTTACAAGGAAGTTTAATTAAAGAATAAGGCTGAATAACACTGGGACAGGGGCCAAACAGGATATCTGTAGTCAGGCACCTGGGCCCCGGCTCAGGGCCAAGAACAGATGGTCCTCAGATAAAGCGAAACTAACAACAGTTTCTGGAAAGTCCCACCTCAGTTTCAAGTTCCCCAAAAGACCGGGAAATACCCCAAGCCTTATTTAAACTAACCAATCAGCTCGCTTCTCGCTTCTGTACCCGCGCTTTTTGCTCCCCAGTCCTAGCCCTATAAAAAGGGGTAAGAACTCCACACTCGGCGCGCCAGTCATCCGATAGACTGAGTCGCCCGGGTACCCGTGTTCCCAATAAAGCCTTTTGCTGTTTGCAT